CGTTCAGGATATGTCTCCGATACCAGCGGATATATATCCGACAACCCTTGGCCTGAGATGTGAGGCATTAACTTATAAACAAAGTCAGCTAATGCTTGACGATCCGCATTCCAGAGCCAAGTAGAGAGGTTGTCTTGAAGCCAGTACCCCTTCTCTAAGATAGGATCAGGGCTACTCATCGTTGGCCTCCTTGTCTGCCATTATCCTGTACTCTTCCATGGTGGTGGGCATCTCATCACGTGCAGTTGCCATATCCATGATGTCAGGAACAAGCTGAAGAGAAGCTCGTCTGAGAAGAACATCCCTTTGATCCCTCAAGGATTGAATCTCCATGATGAGACGATGCCACTCGTCCCAATCAGCAACGACTAATGGAGAATCTTGTTGAACCCTATCATCGGGGCTTTTATCTTTGTCCCAATAGATAGCGACTCCCTTAGAGGGGTGGTCAGGGTTTACAAAGTCAGCATATAACATATTTAAATCTCCGATTGAGGTCATAGGAAACTAACTATCTATGACTTTAAGTTGACCAGCGAGATACCATGTACCCCCCTGATTTATAGGACGTTGCATCTCAGTTACCCCTTTAATCAGAACCTTGTACCACTCCCTTCCTTGCAAGGAAAGGTGCGGTGCGTTAGGCTGAGAAGTGCAATGCCAGTATGGTCTAAGTTTATACCCCTTAGTCGGGTAGCTTTCCGCTTCCAACCATACCCCTATTGGTATGCGTCTTCGGCGGTTGATAAACAGTGAACCAAGAGTACCATCTTTTCTCACCGTGAACAACTTGTATGCTTCTATCATACGTCTTTTTCCTACGAATGTAGAGCCTTAACATTGGGGGGCTTTCACACCCCCCGCTGTCAAGATTCAGGTTAACGCCCCAGTTGCTTCACGATTGGAAGAGCGTACCGTTGAACAAACAGTTGCGCCTCGTGTAACAGCGTGAACCTTTGGTCATACCTACTGAACCTAAGTTTCGCATCAGGGTCATCAATGACCCACCCATCGGTACGGTACACATCATAAGACCTGCCATCCTTAGTCTTAGTTATCCACCGTCTATGGGGCGTCAAGGTTATCTCATCCTTCAGTTGAAACTTAAAGGGTTCGGATGAGTTGTAGGTATAGTGACGTTTGTCACGAGTCCAGCGTTTCTCAATGATCATAGTTTACTCCTATGAATTTGAATGTGCATGAGTGCACTTTGATGCAGAATGCATCCTGATAGGGGCTGACCGGAGCCAACCCCCATCTAGATACAAGCTACTTATGCGGCAATTGCCAAGGATGCCCACTCTGATTTGGGTAACTGAATAACATTACCGCCCAACTCCTGTAACTCAGTGGCACGGTCATAGTTATCAGTACCATTAGCTACATTGGTGATGGCATTAGCGAAACCCCAACGAGAGTAGTCTCTGCCCTCTAAAAGAGATCGTCTAGCTGTCTTAACTTCTGCTTCAGCTAGGCTGAACCTCTTACCAAGACCTTCGATTACATTCTCAGGATCACGCATGTCCTGCTCTTGTGCCGACTCGTTGATCTTATCGACAGTCAAGCGGAACTTGGCAGGGTCAGTACACTCTTCAACGTGGTCACGCAGTTGCTTCTGTAACGCCTCGTGCATGGCCTCTTGAGTGTCTGCTTTGTAGATGAGTTCACCCTCACCCTGTGCCTTACCTAAGTGAACCCGCCGAAAGTTAGCATCGTTCACTGTCATACCATTAAGGCAGATCAGGCGATAGACGAATGGGCTGACCATAATGGAACCCATACCGACCTCACTGTTACTGATAATGACACCGCTCTTAACGATGTCACCAACCTCTTTGCTCTTGATCTCAGCCTCCACGTTAGGGAAGATGATCTTGAGATAGAGTTTGTTATCAGTCAGACCCATGGATACGAACTGAATGCCGTTCACCTCTTCATTTAGCCTATCCAGTACAGGCATTAGTCCCTGCATGAGGTGAAAGTAATCGAATGTCAGGAACCTATTTGAGTGATAGCTTCTAAACGTGTTGTCCTTCCACGTTTGATTATCATAGGTTCTGAACAGGCGATTCTTTGCACCCTTCACAGGATTCTTCAGCCATGTATTGAGGTTCGATTGAATCAACTCTGGTTGTTTACGATCTGCCATGGTCTGGTAGTACGTGTAAGGTACTTTGTGATGACCACACAGTTGCTTGATGAATCTCTCACTCATCTGGCCTCTGTAGCACTCATCCTTAGACTCTAGGTAGATGGTACGACCATCGTCTTGAACCTCTGCATAGGTGGATGGAAGAATGAAGTCGCGCTTCATGTTCTCCAGTCGGTTAACTTCACCTACTAAGTCCTGATACGAATTAAACATTGTTTGCATAATTAAATTTCCTATATAAGTACAACGATTGAATGTGCATCAGTGCACATTGGTACAACACTGTACCCTAATGCCTACCATCCAGATAGGCATAGAGGTAAAGTGTTAAAACTGTGGGTAGATAACCCGCAGTCGCATCGGCTTTACATCGTCTCGGTCTGGTACTTTGTCTACAGCAATACCCCTCTTCATCAGGGGCCGACCGCCTTGCTCCCAGTGTCTCGATACCTTGCAGGATAAACCGCGCTTCATGCAGGTATCATGATACTCACAGTCATCACAAGGACAAGGGGTAGACATGCCATACGATATTCCCGGCATAGGTTACTCCTTGTTAAGGAACAAGCTACACAAACGATCGTCAGTCATGCCAAGCCTAGCAGGAAGAACTTTGCTCTCATTACACTGAGTACAACAGCGCCCGTCCTTAACAGGCAACGCATTGTGTCCATGAGTCCAGTACACCTCACCTTCTGGTGTAGTGTGCCAGTCAATGGGGCCACGACAAATACAACAGTAGATTAACTTCTGTTCCATATTTACTCTCCAGTTGAATGTGCATGAATGCACTTTAGTGTCGGTGACACTGGGATGCACCCTGTTGCCAAGGTGCATGTACACTGTCACTTAAGGTTTGTATGCCATCCCCTGTATCTCTACAGTGGGTGTATACCATTTAGATTTAGCTACAAAGGTAAAGAAGTTGAGGCAGTACCCATCGTAGCTATAAACAGCCACGTACTCGCCTGACCAGTGGCGATCTGGAGTGGCAATGATGACGGCAACCTTATCGCAGTACCCATCGTATTTGTCATACCCAACAGCTTTAAGTATGACCTTTACGACTTCGTCTGCGGCTTTGCAATCAACCCGTGTGAAGTTGAGTACCTTGAAGTTTTTGCTTATCTCTTCAGGGATTCTCAATCCAGAGTCGCACAGATCACCGACTACATTGCCAATATCTAGAACATCTTGCATAGTCAATACTCCTTGTTGAATGTAAATGCTCTACATTCGGTTATTTGATTAAGGGTAGTATTCCTAGGAACACCAGTATGATAACCATCAGGAACAGTATCTCAATGGTCATATCAACTCACCCGCAGGGTTACGGAGTTCAGGCTCTACTCTAGACTCCTCGATCTCGCGCAGATCACGTAAGAGTGCTTGAATAGCGGCGTGTGCCTCACTCAAGACCCAATCATATCGACCCTGTCGAGCAATCACTTCTTCCATCTGTACTTGAAGTGTAGCAACTGCCGCATCGATGATGGCTATACGTGGAATGGAAGCCTCGATGCTCTGTTCCTGCTCCAGTTGCCGTTGTTGTGTTAGCTTCATAGTAATACCTCAGTTATGAATGTGCATAGATGCACTTTCGTTGCCGTGCCGGAATTGACACGAGTCAGGGGCTAGTCGCCCAACCCCTGAGTCCTATCAATTTCAGATGTGAATAGAGTGTGGGTGACCATCCTCAAATGCTTCTAAGGCATGGTCGCGTGACGATGGTTTGAACTTCTCGTACTCATCAGCGCTGATCTGCATTATCCGTACTGGCCCTTCTGCATTCAGTTCCCGATCATACTTGAACCTCAACCACTGCCGATAGGAAGTGAACTTGTGAGCAGTATCAGAACTTGCACAGTCACAGTCCATCTCCCACTTGTGGAAGTACACAGCCCCATCAAGTTTGATGGTGTCCGACAAGATTTGAGCATCAGAGCGCTCTTGCAAGCGTTCAGCCTCAATCTTGCTGTCTTCCATCATGCACAGGTACGCTGTCATGTTGGGACGAGTGCCACGATAGTGGCGAGCATTTACAACGCAGTTTGGGTACATATATTGCTCCAGTTGTGAATGTGCATGGATGCACTTTCGATTAGTACCAAGTCGGTACAGGCAAACCCCCTGCTCTCACCAAGGGGCTTGCGCTCTACCTACTTAGGGAAGGCACGTTTCAACTGGTTAAACAGATCAGATGCTCCGTTCATTGAGAGTATCTGCTCTGGTGTCTTGTCCTTCATTTCTAGGGCCAGTTTCATGCACCTTGAGACGGAAGGGCCACGTTGAGCACTCGCACCGTTTCGGGGCGGAACACCATTGATCAGATGAGAGATAAGAACATCACCCGCATTGATCTTCTTGAGCATGGCCTTTGCCCCAGTCATATCGATCTCTATCTCGTCCTTTCCACCCACCAGCTTTTCAACTTGCTTGTGGACTTTTCCAACGGTCTTGATAGAGATGTAACCGCCCTTGCTTCTCAACAGGGCTATGACTTCATTTGCACGTGTGCCAGAGATGGATTCACCTTTATGCCCATACCAGTCTTCATCGTCAAACTTCGGACGGTATGTCACTATGATGTCAAACACTTCTGCCATCGAACCCATCTGCTTAGACGCAAAGCGAACTGCACAGGCGTGCTCACGGTCTCCGAACATCTTCAATGATACTTTCTTTGCCATAATTACTTCCTCATTGCAATGTAGACGCTTTCTTTTAATGAACGTCCACGGTTTTACAAACACTTGGCGAATGTGCATCGGTGCACTTTCACCCCAAACAGGGCCAAATCCCTGCTCTAATCATTATACGAATGGCGTGGGACTCTATCCGGCACAGGGGACAAAACCCCCCAAATAGTGGAACTATGCGTCCCCCGTAGAGCGCGGAAAAAAACACCTGTTCTCACACATCCGACATTTACCCAAGAATCAGGAATCCTATAAAAATTTTGAGCTTTTTTTTGAGACAAAGGTACGATAAGTTGTTTGCTAGGTGGAAAGTTAATGAGGTTACCTTCTGCAAAAGCATGGAAGTTACTGATTTAGGTAGGGATCGTATAAAAATTTGTAGGATTTGTCCTGACTATAGGCTGGGACTCTGTACAAAGTGTGGGGAAACCATGGTATTGGTAGTCAGTGAGAAGAAAATGAAGTGTCCAGAGGGTAGATGGGACTCTATATAAGGGGAATCTTATCTAGGGGTTGACACGTATGTTATAATATACTTAATCAGGTTGCACCAACAGGAAAAAATTATGGCAGGATTACTTAATCCACTAAAGCCGGGTGGTATTCAAGCAGATGCAAGATACGGTTCGTTCCCTCAAGGGAGTATGTCTTATTATAGCGATCCAGATATGGCTTTTGGTTCTCCCCAAAACCCCACTGGAACTGAAACCCCTACTGCTACTACTCCTACTCCTGATGAAACTACAGATATTGCCCAGATGTATTTAGAATGGGCGGCGTCAAATCCTAATGCTACTCTGGAACAAGCGTTTGCGGCTGGTGCTGACATCGCTATGGGCACGAATACACCCATAGGATTGGGACAGGTGGATGAATTTGGGGAACTTTCACCATTCGATCAGGTTGTTGATATGGAGGATCAGATTGACACCTTCCCAGAACTTCAACCACAGGTTGATACCTTTGGAGAAGGAGTAATTGATAAGAGCGGCTGGAGAGATACAGTAATAGATATCTCTGATGTTCAGCCCGGTGGGCTTGGTGGCCCACAAGGTTGATAAATGGGATACGGAGGTTATGCAGGAGACCCAAGAGGCCGTGAAAGCGCCATTGAGGATCGCCAGCGAGGACGAGATGATGTTCAAAGCCAAGTAGATTCTTTTAGGCTTATTGGAAATGATAGGGAGGGTTATGATTGGGTTCGGGTTGCTCCAACTCCTAAACAAGTTTCTACAAAGGGGCCATCTCAAGATAGAATGCGCTTCAGAACTTATAGCGCCCCACTCCCCACTCCTAAGACGCCCGTTCAAAAAGCATATAATGAGATACGTACTAAAACTCCTGATATGACTGCTAAAAAATCTGTTGCTCCAACTCCTAGAGATGTAAAACAAGTTTCTATAGTAGATACGAGATATACTCCCGCGCCTAAAAAAACTGTAACCCAGAAAATTTATGAAAATGTTGTGGGAAGTCCAGCAAAGCCCGCTAATTTGTGGGGCGCTACGGGTCATTTTACAAATCAACAGATTATTGAAAACCAAGCCAAGCTAGGAAATATTTCTCACAAATTAGCTGATCAGTTAAAAGGAAAGGATGTAGCACAACAAGGACTTAATCCTATGTTGGGTATGTTGACGGCGGGGCCATATCAAATGATAACTAATGCCATAGACCAAGGAGACATATGGGGCGGGATTACTTCTGGCGCTAATCAGGCCGTAAGTAATATACAGGGTATATTAAGTGCCTATGGGATGTGGGATATTGGTAGTCCACCTCCTCAGTCTGATTCCAATTCTGCATGGCTTGACTTACTACAACAAATAACGCAAATGGAAGGTAATTGAGATGGCTGTCTCCATTGACGCCCAAGCCGCTATTAATGAGATAGCCAGAGATTTAGAAAGGGCGGAAAGATCAAGGGATGATGTAACTCCTGTTGGGTTCTATGGGGAAGATGAGACCTATGGCACTCAAGCTGATTGGCTGACTGGAGAAGGTCTCACATCAGCATGGGGAACTGATCCGGGTTGGGGGATTCGTTCTACATATTCCAATCCCGTCTCCGAATATCTTGGAGAAGACCCTCTAGCAAATATATTTGTAGACGCCAAAGGAATGTTGCAAAGAGGGGGGAAACCAAGTGGCTGGGATTACGCTAATCTAGCATTATCCGCGGTTCCTGTTGTTGGCCCCACCGTAGCTAGAAGCCCGATTGGTGTTGCAACTAAAAAAGCAATACAAGGATGGCTAGAAAATAGTCAAACTAGTATAGCAACTGCACTGAGAGGAATGCAAAATAAGGCACGGGCTGATAAATACGAAATTGATTTTTATACAAGGTTGTCTGATGATTCGGCAGAGTTTAAAGATTGGGCAGATTCGTTTAGGACAGACCTAGCCGTCATGAAGGGGAAGATGGAGGACTCAAGCAAGCAGATGTGGGATGATCTGGGTGTTGGTCTAGGTAAATCTCCAGAAGAAATGCAAGCAATGAGAAGTAAAGCCCTAAAGGACTTAGAACTACAAAAACAGGGAGTAGTTCCTTTAGAGGATGCAAAAACAAAAGCATTCCGACAAAAGTTTAATCAGGCATGGGACGACGCAGAAAAAAAACAAATATCTGATGCTCTTGGTATTGACCTAGTACAAAAACAAATTGATGATGTGGCGTTATTTTCAGACACTGAAAGGGCTTTGTACGAGTTCCATATGAAGGAAGGAAAGACTGCGAGTGAGGCACTCGAATTAACATTAGACGCAATTACAGAGACACAAGAAATTGTGGATGATTGGCTTCCCGGCTTCAAGAAATCGATGGACGATAATTTAAAAGACTGGGCAACACTTAAAAAAACAACTACTGAATTGCCAGAAAATGTTACTCAATTAGGAGTAGCAAAACCCATACAAGATATGACATGGCGAGAGTGGGATAATCTTTCTGATGAAACTTTGGGGATAGCACACGGAAAAGTCAGTGCTAAACAACAGGATATAATGAGGGCGCAGGGGATTACTAATCCCGATAATATTCTTGATCATTTCTGGGGTAAGGGTGCTAGAAAAGAATTTGTGACTGGTCTGGAACAGAATTCAGATGCATTAACAGTTACGGCATTTGAGAAAAATAAAGAGTTTGTTAGAACTCGGGATTTGAAAACTGGTTATACCTCGACGATGACAGAGAAACAATTTAAGAGTGATATTGCATGGAAAGATGATATTGCTGATTTTAAAATAGTTACAGAAGAAGTACCTGTCGATCCTATAGCTGTTGCTGAAAAGATGGCCTTTAAACCTGATAAGGTAACACATGGGGAGTGGGCTAGACTTACTGAAGATTTAACTAGAGAAGAAGCAATAAACCTTGCAAGACGGATGACGTTGAGGTTGATAGACTGATGGCTGTCTCTATAGATGCCCAAGCCGCTATTAATCAAATAGCCAGAGATTTAGAAAGGGGGGTAGATGGATATCGTGCCAGCGCCGCCCCTGATCCTGTAATAGGATTCTCTTCCCCAAGCACCCAGTTTGGTGATCAGGAGTTTCTCCATGAGATAGGGATGTACGGAACATCTGATCCTTTGCTCAGGGCCGCTCTGAGAGAATTCGGGGCAAGTATAGCCAAGACTATTCCTCAAAGTGAGATGGCTAAAATAAGTGCTCAGGGAGAGTCTATAACTAAACATTCAAATTATCCATTTTCTACAACTCCGTATACTGCTATTTCGAAAACCGAATTTGATCTACCAACCATATGGCCTTTTGAAAGTAAACGTCCTGTAAAAGACAGGGAGTATCTAAACGATTTATGGCGTCATGAGTATCGCCATCAAGGAATGGATATTCTCAGGGAAAAATCAGATAGAGGTCTATATAATAAGGCTGTGGATTTTTTGAGCCGAACCTATACCGCACCAATAGATTATGAGTTACAGAAAATATTTTCCGGGCCTCAGTTAAGTTACCTACCCCGAACTTTTGGAATGTTAAAATCAAGGAAACATTCTAATACAGAAGCATTAATGAGAGTTATGGATACGCTGTATGGAAAATCTGCAACACTTCCCGGAGACTCTGCTAGGTTTCTTAGTGGAATGGCAGGTTACAAAGGTTTGATTAACGAACCTGCCACATGGTCGGATAAATTTGATCTAAGTGATCCAAATAGTATCTTAAATAAGATTCAGGCTATTTTAGAGGCGAATCAATAATGGCTGTCTCTATAGATGCTCAAGCCGCTATTAATCAAATAGCCGCTGAACTGGCAGTGCGGGATAAAGAAACAGAGATAGAAGAGACTGCTAAATTAGAATCAAAAGCATTCTGGGATGGAGTTAAGGAACAAGCTAGTGCCGCTGGTATGTCCATTATGGATTGGATGCAAGAGAAAGCCTTTGGTGGATCGCAGAATCCCACTGGTATACTTCAAGAAGCATTAGGCGCGGCAAGTTATCCTTTTGCTAAAACTGCTGAAGTAGCCATTGATTATGTAAATCCTTGGTCTAGAACGAATGAGGAAGGAAAACCTACTGGCTATATGCATTCAGAGCAATTGCCTGACGCATTAAGTTTTTTAAATGAAAACCAGACGCTCCGCACAGGGCTGGCAAAGAATCCAGTTATAGCGGCGGCCCCGGCATTGCTGGGTGGTTTTGGCTATCCAATAAATGAATGGGCAGAAGGTAGGGATGTTACCAAAGGGGCATTGACTGGAGGACTACTTTCATTAACTGGCCCTATGGCTGGTCTAATCTCAAGAACTGCTGGAGTCGGAGTTCGTAGAGTTGCGCCTAATTTGACTGAGGATACAATTGATCAGTCCAGAAGGGCTTTTAATAAGGCGCTTTTAGTTGCTGGTGGAGTGGGTACTTCAGGTGGTGCTATAACTAAAGCTGTTTTGGGGAAGGCCGCTAAGGTTGGTGCAAAGGTGAAATTAGGTGCATCAGTGTCGGCTAGAGCACTGGCAATGGATGCTCTTGCGTCAATACAAGTATTATTCAAAGCCGCAGATAAAAGTCTTGGTGATACCGGGAAAGTGCTTGCCCGTGCTAAATCTGGTATGACAGTTCCGGGGGTTCCTCAGGTGGAGCATAGGGTTCTTACTGTAGGTGAGAATGCAAGCACCATGGTTGACAGAATTGGTGATGTTAAAACTACTCGTTCCGCCCTTATTAATAGCATGTCTTTCCCACAACGAGACAGAGCATATTTGGAGTTCTTTGGAAAAATAAATCGAGCAGTAGATGATGCGAGGCCACCAGTTAAGACCCCCATTGATCCTGATACAGGATTTCCTATCCTGCAAGATAGACTTCCCCCCTCTCTTACAGACCCATTAAAAAGCACAGATGATGCTTTCTCTCTGGCAAGCAGGGAAGCGGATGAACTGGCAAAGGTCAGAAAAGCCTTTGAGCAAAAATGGGACTTACCGACGAAAGGACAAAAGGGTTACCTATTTGATATGAATCCCGGCCCTAAGTTTGCAAATGATGCTGTTGCGGTCAGACAATTCAGAGATGAACTTAATCTCATGGGTTTTAATCGTGACGCCTCTCGACAGATGTTAAGTCGTTTGGATGAGATTGAAATAGCGTTGAGGAATATTGAGCATCTAGAAAAGACTGATCCGAATCAACTCAGGGCTATTCTGACTAAAATAATAGATGATACTCCTAACTTCACCGGGAGAACGCCTGATCCAGTACGTGGTATCGGCGGCGGATGGGCTGATAGACAACTACAAATACGTGAAATGGCAGAGGATATGTTGGAGGCAATGCAATAATGGCGGCGAAGAATAAATACAAAGAAGTCTGGACACCTCAAAGAAAAAGACGACTGGAACTTCTGTTCTTCAATGGCGGCTCTATCATAGAAGCCTGTCATGAGTTAGGTATTGTCAAACAGACATTCTACAACTGGTATGAGAAGTACGATGACTTCAAGGAAGTTGTTGACTTTGGAAAGATTGCCGCTGAGTCTTGGTGGATTCAGAAGGGACGTGACAATGTAGACAACAAAAAATTTAACCATGCCCTATGGTTGCTGATGATGGTCAACAGATTCAGGTGGCACTCAGCATACGCTAAACGCGAAGAAAAGAAAGAGATCATCAATCAGCACAAGATTGAAGTTAAGAACACTGTTGACGTAGATAGTATTCTTAAGAAGGCCATTAATAAAGGAATTACCCAGCTAGACGATTCCAAACCAAAGGTACACTGACATGCCAAAAGTAGGAAAGAAAAAATTTCCCTATACCGCTAAGGGAGTTAAAGCCGCAAAAGCCCACGCTAAGAAAACAAAAAAGAAGGTAAAGAAAGGGTACTGATATGTCAAATGGCTTTGATCCCACTCTAGAAGATATTGGTTATGATCTAAATGAATTAGCTCTTGCTGGTGATGGAGTTGATCCAGATATTCCGGGCGTAACTTCTCGCTTAGGTACACCTGTTGATAGACTTGGAGCCGCTACTATACTTGGAGACGCTGGTATTCCTTTAGAAGGTGGCTTGACTCTTGCCCAATCTTTAGCAAGTCTTGCTCGTATTGATCCCCAACTTGCTCGTGACATAATGAGTGGAAGAACCTATATGGCAGGTACGGGATTGTTAGGTCAGGGATACATGGAAGACCCATTGCTTCAACAGATAAGCCTAACGGGAAATGAACAAGGTGATACTATAAATCTTGGTCAACGGATGGGAGAAACTCACGATGAGTTTCTTGATCGGACAACGGCTCAAGATGATTTTGAAAAGGCTCTAGAAAGTATTACACCAACTATATCCAAGTCTCTGGTAAAAGACGCACAAGATAAATTATCGGAAATCTATGGTAAGGACTATACTAAAGAAGTAATAAAAGATCGAATACAGGGTGCGACTACAGATGCTGTACGTAGTTTAATAGACCCAGAAGAATATGATGCGTTACCTCTCGATGATATTTTATCAGGGACTCAGAGTTTTGAAGTAGAAACACCACTTGGTACTACGGATATATATGATACAGAAACTGGAGAGTGGACAGCATTAACAGATACGGAAGATGATCTAACAGCACAAAAAGAACTTGCTGAACTCATTGCTCTAAACCCCACTGGCAGATTTAGGTCAACGATTGACGCAAATGACGTTGGTACTTTTGAGCCTTATCCTGTAAGCAAGGTTGATGGAATAGCTAATACTAGCGCAATTAGACGAGCGGCAGAGATGAGTGGATTAACCATGGATGCGGCATATCCCTCTATTGATACAACAGTTCAAGATACACAAGCTGATGTTATGGATGAAGGGTACTTGGCTGGTCTTAATATGACTGCCGAAGAATCTCATGCACTAACAAGAGCACTAAATACACTAAGGGTTGGAGGAAGGAAGCCTTACCCTCATGAGATAGAAGCCCGAAAACAGGGCGCAATAGTTAATCCCTTGACAAGTCGGTACGCCACGAGCCGCCAATTGTTAGAGGAAGAAGAAACAAGTGATCTGTATAACACTGGTTACTTGGAAGGTCTTTCTCAAGCAATGAAAAATGTTCTAGAGAATGATCCTGATCTAATGGCGCAATATATGGCGGCTCGTAGTGATATCATATCGCAACTGGATAAAACAAAGTTTGAGCATGAAGATTGGTATCCCGGTTCTCAAGCCGCCGCTACTGGGGCAGGATACTGGGGGCCACTGGCATTAGGATGGAACGCCTCGTACAATGATTACAAGGATGCTCAGAGAGCACTCATGGGTAAACAACCGGGGCAGAGATTCGATAGCGGTGATTGGATAAATAATCTAGGTTGGATGACTCCTGCACAGATAAATAGATTATTAGGATACGGAGAGCCGTAGATGGACGCACTATCCCATAGCGAGATTGATGGTAACGCTGAACTTTTTGGTTTAGTAAGTTTCGTTAAAACAAATCCAGAGCCTTTTAGGGCATTAAACGGAGATGAGGTATGGCGTTTAATATCTAACGAAGATAGTTTCTGGGAATACTATAAGGACTGGATAAAGGAGAATTAAGATGGCATGGAATTGGAATGATCATATTGACCCGACTAAGCAAGGACTGCTTGCGTTAGCCAAGCAATATGCGGATGCTGGTATGATGGCTAGGGCTAAAGCGGCTTTTGAAAGGGCTGGAGGTACTTGGACAAATGAAATCCACAGGCAATTTAAGACAGAAGCGGCGGCTACTCCCAGATATGGTGGTGATATTGCGTTTAAGTGGGCCGATTACGGAGTTAGAACTCAAGAGCAACTGAATCAGATTATAGAGTGGGCTAAAGACCGTAAATATGGTCAGATCAGAAATCTGATAAATAACCTTGGTGGAACAAAGAAGTGGAATAAACAACTCCATACTAAGTTAGCCGCAGAGTATCACGGCAAACAAGAAGCGGATACTGACCCAGACACCGAAGGCTGGCAGGGAACACGGACAAGAGAGTTTAAAAGAGTTGAACCTGAAGTTGCTCCTGTATTCGAGCCAAATACTACTATTCAAAACCAAGACGGTACTACTACAACAGTTGATGCTACTACTACTGCTGGAGTAGAAACACCTTGGCGAGCGCAATTTGTAGGCGCGATTACACCGGGTCAGGTAGGCTCATGGAAAACTGGGCAAGCTAGAAATGATGCTCAGAAATGGCGTGATTTGCATATGAATGCCAATATGAATAAGTATGGACTATCAAGAGATGCGACGACTGGTGAGATCAAGAGAGGAAGTAATACCGCTGGTATAACTGACACACAATGGGGCGACTTTATAAAGAAAAGAAATCAGATTGTTGGTCGATTTGAAAAAATGATTGATCATCAATCGTAGGTAATTATTATGGCAATTCCAGCAGTTATAACTTATGGATATATTAGAGGCCGATGGTATGCCTTTGCTGATTCTAATTCTGCGTATGAGGGCGTTACAAAATATGGTGGGAATGCCCGATCTCTTAGGCATAGCAAGCCAATAGGCGCGATAATAGATGATACCACGCTAATAAACCAAGGTTTCTGGCCTGATACTTTAGCGGATGCTCCCGGTGTAACTGGAGATGCATTAGTTGAACCGCCTTATAATCCTATAACAAGAACAATTACACCTGCAACTCCAAATGGAACAACCCTGCTTGAGGAGGAGATGGCTGGCGGTGGTGGCGCTGGTGGTTTTAATCCCCCACCTGATCCCGGCGTAGGAGGAAGAAGAACCAGTGGTCTATTTATTGCTGGAACAAATATTCTTCAGTCCGAAGTAAATGCTAACTTAGGGGCAAATATGGGAGATGCTGTTTATTGGGAAGAGAGATTAAAAAATGCTGAGAATCCTAATGACGTTCTTTTTTCGATGACGTATAAAATGGGTGGTTCACCCCAAGGCCAAGGCCAAGGAAATCCATGGGTAGGTAAGTTACAGTCTGGTCAATATAAAATGACCGAAGGTTCATCTTGGGCGCAAGATCACACTATAGACGGTGGTAGACAGGGTTCTGGCACAACTGATGTGTATGTCCAGAGAGATGCGGCTGGTAATCCTATTGGTGTTCAGGAAGGGCCAGAGTGGCGGAAACAGTTTGAGGAAGGACAATGGAGTCCCGGTGACTTTAAGACACAACGGCAGAAAGATGACGCTAGTATTTGGAAGACTAAACACGATTTAAATGCCAATCAAACTTTAACTGGTGATGCATTAACAACTAAGTTAGCCAACATCCAAGCTAGATACGACAAGATGCTCAATGCCTAGCAAAACTAAAAAACAAGCCCGGTTTATGGCGATGTGCGCCACTCCTAAAGGGAGAAAAAAAGCAAAAGGAAAGTGTCCACCACTCAAGGTAGCGAGAGAATATGCAAAACATGATCGCGGAAAGCGTTCTCGTAAAAAATGACAGCGCGAAAGCCGCGATTAAACTTGCAGAATATTTACAGGAAGTTTCATATGAAGAAGCAATTGAGGCTTATGCTCAATGTCATCGTGATTCTAATATCGATGATTCTTTTATTCGGACTCTCTCTCAGTGTGATCGTTACTACCTTGGTGTTTTTATATGTAATCGGCATGATATGTTGCATCCGTGGATATACGATAGATGCAGAGAAGTCGAAGGAGACAAAGATAGTCACCTCGACCTTTGGGCGCGGTTCCATTATAAATCGTCCATAATTACTTTTTTAGGATGCGTACAGGAAGTATTGTGTAATCCTGACATCACGATAGGAATTCTTTCCTATTCGGCTCGTCAGGCAAAGCCGTTCCTGCGTCAGATTATGCAGGAGTTTGAAGGTAATGAACGGTTACAACAATTGTTTCCAGATATACTTTACGAGAAACCCAAACAGCAAGCACCTAAATGGGCTGAGAATGAAGGCATATGTGTCAAGCGTGAGTCTAATCCTAAAGAGCAAACAGTTGAGGCTCACGGACTTGTCGATGGTCAGCCTACTGGACGACATTTTTCCCTTATTGTTTATGATGATGTTGTAGTTCAGGAATCTGTTTCAACCCCAGAGCAGATTAAAAAGACTACGACCCAATGGGAGTTATCTCTTAACTTGGGGTCAACATATAATCCTCGTTACCAATATGCCGGAACAAGGTATTCTTATGGTGACACGTATGGAACAATTCTTCAAAGGGCGGCGGTAAAACCTAGAGTACATCCTGCAACCTATAATGGTCAGATGGATGGAGACCCGATCTTTCTAACTAAAGAAAGATGGGAAGAGATAAAGAAGACAACGTCTACGTATACGGTAGCGTGTCAACAGTTATTAAATCCAATAGCTGGTAGTGACGTATCATTTAAGGATGAATGGTGGCGAGAGTGGGAAGTTCGTCCCTATACTATAAATGTTTATATTATGGTTGACCCTGCTCACTCTAAGAAAAAGGAATCGAACAGAACTGCCATGGCTGTGGTCGGGATAGATGCTAATTATAATAAGTATCTTCTTGATGGTTGCTGTCATAGGATGACTTTATCTGAGAAGTGGGTTTATCTTAAGCGCCTTAGAGCAAAGTGGAAAAGGGCCGCTGGTGTCAGAGAAGTCAAAGTAGGCTATGAGCGATATGGCGCTCAATCAGATATAGAGCACTTTAAGGCTATGATGCAATCTGATGGAAGTAGCTTTCCAGTGTACGAATTAAACTGGGTTGGGGGTGGTGGTGCTCAATCTAAAAAAGACAGGATACAAAGATTAGAACCAGACCTGAAGGACGGTTCTTTTTTCTTTCCTTATCCTACAGATGAGAAATATTTAACTTCTAACCAATTAGACTATAAGGATAGAAATCAAACATTTCTTATCTCTAAAAAGATTATATGTATAGATGAGAATCGTAAGACATATGATCTTACTAAGTGGATGAAAGATAATGAGTACAATTTATTCCCTACTATTCATCCAGATTTTCTAGACGCCTTGTCTAGGATATATGATATGGATGCAGTTCCTCCAAGAATGAGGCGAGGGAGAGTTTTAGAACCTGAAATGGAGGCGGCATATTAATGAGGAGATTAAGAAGAATAGGAAGAAGAGATTATTCTCCTCGGCGTGTTGCATATAGAATGGTGAATGGAAGGAAATTCTATGAACCACAGCCAAGGGATTTTCCATATGGCGCTCTTCCTTATGTACAAAATTACTATTGGGTATCAGGGTATACCACGGATGATTAATTATGGCTGATATAACACTTAGAGAAACTAAAGGTTCTCCACTTACATTTGGAGAAATGGATGGGAATCTTACAAATCTTAATACCGCCAAACAGGAGATTATTCCTAATCTTACTACAGATACTACAATAGATGAAACGGTTGATAAGTTTTCTTTCTATGATAATTCAACAGGAACTACAAAATCAATTCTACCTCAAAATGTAGAATCTTTTGCACAAAGAACTGTAATAATAAAATGTGTTGCTGATACTATTGGGCCGTCTACTGGAGATGGGATAACCCATTTTGTTGTACCTTCTACGCTTAATGGTAAGAATTTATATACTGCACAGGCTCATGTGTATACAGTAGGAGATGGCGGAAGTATTACAAATGTTCAAATACATAATATAACTACAGGTTATGATATGTTGTCTACTCCTATTACTATTGATCTTAGTGAAAAAGACTCAAGCACTGCGGCAACTCCCCCTGTAATTAGTGGAAATAACGGAGTATCTACTGCTGATGTTATTAGAATAGACGTAGATGCAGTAGCGAATAGTACATTAGGTCTTGAGATAAGAATGGTGTTTACTGCACCATGAAGAAACTTATATTCTCCATAATATTTTTTATGGGGGTTGCTCATGCAGAGCAAAGGCAGAACGTATTACCCCCACCGGGAACCCAAGCTGTTCCTGCCCAGTTCATGTTGTATTGCAGCCGTGATTCTGCTGGGATGTTTCACTTCCTCGAACATCAGTATGGGGAAGTTATCAGGGCAATCCTCACGAAATCCAGAGGTGCGGTAGACATATATCTAACTGTAGACAGTGGAGAAGATGGAACATTCAGCCTAATAGGGGTAAAGGATAAT